GCATAACGATGTTTAATGCTGGGAAGCATTAATTGTTTTTCTTTCAAATTCAATTCATCAAACTGTAAAAATTGTTTTATTTCTTCTAATAGTTTTTCAGGGTCCATTATTCATAAATAGTTTATATGAGTCTTTTTTCAAATATTTTTGTTAAAATGCTGTCCGAAGATAACGTGGCCGGAACAGGTGGCGTATTTGGATCAGGTCCAAGCATAGGAGGGATTTTTAATCCTCCTGGAACTATTTCCAGTGGAGACAGATATGCACCAGGAGATGCCAGAATTCCTTTTGCATTTGGAGCAACTAAAATTTCAAAAAAAGGTAAAAAGAAAAAGAAAAAAACAAAGATTTTGATACAAAGACGGGGAATGTAATTCATGAGTGATCATGGTCACTGGATTTGTGAAAAATTTGAACCTGAAAGTTTTGGGTTCATTTATTTGATCACCAATATAAAAAATAATAGAAAATATATTGGAAAGAAACAGCTACAATTTAAAAAAAGCAGAAGATTAAAAAGCCGCAAAAATAGAAAAGTATCATATTCTGAAAGTGATTGGAAAACTTACACTGGAAGTTGCAGGGAATTAAATGAAGATATAGAAAAGTATGGTAAAGAAAATTTTACTTTTGAAATTTTAAAGTTCTGCAAAAGCAAATGGGAGCTTGGATATGAAGAGATAAAGTTGCAAATTCAAAACGAGGTGATAAAAGATAAGCAATACTACAATGGAATACTTAATTGCAGACTTGGAAAGCCCCGGGAATACTGGTTCCAAAATGAAAAAGAAGGATAATATTGTTTTTATTGATTTTTGGGATGCTTTTTCAAATCGTATTGAAAAAAGAATTTTGGATTCATGTCACAATTTGAAATTGTTGGAAAAACCTCTGAATAAAAACAAGGATGCAAAAAATATACTGGTTTATCATTTGGCCAACTTGCTTCTTTCCAATTTTGTAATCAAGCGTCAAAAAGAGGATATTGCTTTTATATTGTCTGAAAAAATGAGTGACGATTTAGAAATCACAGAATACTTTGAAGATGCTGAAATATATAAAATATGTTTTAATATTCTTAAAAAATTTGAAAAATATCTCAATTATACCCTTATAGAATATGAGGGCACGTTTGAAAGTTTTGGTAAATTGATATCTTCCGACAAGCTGTTTTATAAAAAAATTGCTTCCAAAATTATAAATTCAATATTGGCTCAAAGTAGTAAAAATTTCAGCATGAAAGACATACAAAAGATTTTTAAGCAATATAACCTGTCCAATTCCGTTTTAAAACGAAATTATACTATGAAATTAGAGTAAATAATCTTATATGTCTCGATTTCAAAACCTTTTAGAACAAGAATATCTAAAATTAGATATAAAAGAACATGAATTAAACGAACTGCAAAAGAATGTTGTGGACAAAATGCTTTCATCTGGAAAAGCTACATATGACGGCATTCAAAAAATGAATGCAGTTGTCAGCTATGATATGGATGGAAAAAGCGGAAAAATAAAAATTGATCCTTCCGGAAAAATATCAAAACACTCTGAAAAATCAGAAGGTGAAGATGAAGAAAACGCGGAAGAGTATAAAACATCAATGACCGATGATGATTTGGGTGTTGTGAGAAAACTCATGAGTAATCAAGATAAAAAAGTTGTGGATACTGCTGTAAAAGGAACTGTGAATGCTTTTGTCGGAAAATTAAATCAAATTAATCAAAGATTAAGTAAAATTAAATGAAATTTAATAATATTTTAAAAAAGAAATATTCTCTTTTAAACGAGGCACCACCTGCAGATTTGGACGCTACTGAAGATGCACCAGAAGCCACACCTGAATCACAAGCAACACCGGAACAGCCAGCCCCTGAAAAAAATAAATTGGATACTCAAGGTGTTCAATATCTTGTGGATTTGATAAGAAAAGCTCTTTTAATTGACAAATTGGACGATAAAGAAAAAGCCAGTTTGTTGAATTTAACTGTAACTGCAGAAAACGCTTTCAGCAATCTGGAGAATACAATTTTGCCAATACTAAATAAATATATTCCCGATACAAATGCTTGAAATTACGCTTTTACATGTAATATAAATTTATGGCTAAACCTATTAAGTTTGTTGCAGCAGGCGATATTCACGGAGATGAATCTGATCCTGTTGCATTAAAATGTTTGTATAATTTTATGCGGGATTATAAACCAGATCTCACAGTTTGTATTGGTGATGTCTGGGATTTTCGGGCCATTCGTAAAAATGCAAGTGCCGATTATGAAGAATCCCAAAGCATGACTGAAGATTGGGAAGCTGGTAAAGATTTCTTTAAAAAGTTTTTCTCATTTGGAGAAGAGCGTGTATTTCTACGGGGAAATCACGACGAAAGAATTTATGATCTTCTAAACAATGCTGGAAGCGGTTTGAAAAGAGATTATGCTGCACAAGGAACAACAGCAATTGAAGATCTTGCTAAAAAACATCGGGTTCAAATGTTTCCGTATGATTCCAAACAAGGGGTGTATAAGTGTGGATCATTGTCATTTGTTCATGGATATGGGCATAATATACACGGAGCCAAGCAACATGCAGACACTTACGGAAACGTTTTATTCGGACATACCCATGCAATTGATTATTTCCGTAGCGTAAGCATTGATGTTCGAGAATGTTGGAACATAGGTTGTCTTAGCAATTTGAATCCCAGCTATAACAGAAATCAAATGCGCCGTTTAAGATGGCAACATGGTTGGGCATTTGGTCTTATTCATAGCGATGGAACTCATGAAGTTTATCAGGCAAAAGAACGTAATCGAAAGTATATAATTCCTACCAATATTAAAGTTTATAGTTGACATTTTATGCGTATCCGATAAGATCGGTTTATGTCTAAGAAGAGATTTGTAATAAAAAACGTCAAAAAAGACGTGTGGGCAAATTTTCTATTTCAGGAAATGCGCAAAGATGAAAAACGTCCAGTCGGTTCTGATTGGTTGACTGTATATGAATTGCAAAAACTTAGCAAAAAACCTATGCATGGACTTCGCGTTGTGCTTGCTGAATTGAACCAAAGAAAAGAAAGTGAAATGTTTGTTGGTAATATCAGATCCAATAAAGGATATATTCAAAAAGCTATTTGGTATCGTTTAAAAAAAGGAAATTGGAAAAATTTATTTGAAAAAGATTTGTATAAAAGGAGAAAACAAAGGGTTCCTACCGGAAAAAATTGGTTTACTGTGGGAGAATTAACTGAAAAAACAGGTTTGGCCCGATCAAAAATTCTAAGACTTTTACGAGTACACAAGTTAAACAAACGTATTCAAATTTTTGACGGATATAAATATAACAAGACAAAAAGAATTTTAGAAAGAAAAATATGGTATAAATTATGTCTAAATGGATTCAACAGCTAGAAGCAGTAATAAAGAAAAAAGAATCAAGACCAGCTGGTAATTGGAATACCAAACTGGAAATAGGTGATATTATCAAATGCAGCAATTCAAATTGTGTTAAATTTTTAATATGGTGTGAAGAAAGAAAAAAAGTAAAAAAAATAATAGGAACCTCATTAACTTCCAATAAAGTTCTTACCAGTAAAGTTTTTTACAATCCAAATAAAAAAAATTGGAAGGTTCTTTATTGTGAATATGCAAAAAGCAAGGAAAGACGCCCGCCAGGTCAAGGTTGGAAAACTTTTACACAATTATGCCGGGATTTGAAAATTAACGAACAAACAGGAAGACGTGCATTATCTATTTTAATCAAAAGTAAAAAATTAGAAATTTTTAGAGGTGGAATTTTAGATCAAGGCAGTCGTATAACTGCTATAAAGTTTTATCGTATTAAAGAATAGTTTCTAAAACCCGCAAAATCACCTTTTTGCGAATATCCGGACCTTGCAGACCCTTTAAAAACGTTAAAAACTCGTTTAAAACCTTCTCTGGGTCCTGTTTAACAACAGTAGGCATATTGGGAGAAGGGTTCAAATTGGTGTTGGCTTGAGGGCCCAACCCCAAATTTTCACAATAAAGATTTGCCATTTTACGCATATCGTCACTAAGACTCATATAAATATTTAGTAAATCATGATTAGTTTTAAAAATATAAAAACTTTTTTAACCGAAAAGCTTGTTTTGAAAAAAAGACCTGGACCTGAAGGTAAAACCATATTTATAGCAAGCAGTGATCTTACAGATGCAAAAGCTGCTGGTAATGAGACATTTAGCAATAAAGATTTTATCAAAACTTTGGGTTTTAAATGGAATGCTCTGGAACGTCGATGGGAAACAGCTCCTTTGGATGAAACTCAAGCCAATGATTTCGTGAAAGATACAATTAAGAAATTTAATGAGTTTAACAAAGAAGAAGCATCAGCAGAAACTTCTGTAGGAGAATTTAGCGGTGAAAATCTAGAAGATCGTTTCAAGAAATTTGTTGAGCTTTTAAAATCAGGCATCATCAATGTAAAAAATAGCAAAGAGTATCGGGAATATGTTGAGTTTCAAAAGAGATTTCGCAACTATTCTTTCAACAATCAGATCTTGATTTTCTTGCAACGTAAAAATGCCACAAAAGTTGGCGGAAAAAACATGTGGTATCGTCAATTTGGACGCAAGATTAAAACAGGTGAAAAAGCCATTTTAATTTATGCTCCTATCATGGTCAAAAACAAAGATGAAGAAGTTTCTGTTGGTGAAGATCCAGCATCAGGTGTTCTTCAAAGAATAACCAGATTTCGATTGGTTCCTGTATTTGATATAAGTCAAACCGAACCTATTCCTGGAAAAGAAAAAGAAATGCCCGAAGAAATTCAATGGTATGATGATACACCATTAGATGAACGTATGCGTGTAATTTTTGATGCTGTTAAACAATATGCAAGTGAAAACAACATTAAAATTGATATTAAAAGTGAAGATGAACTGGGTGGTGCTCGAGGAGTTAGCAAGGGTGGAACTATTGAATTGATAAGTGAAAACTTGAGCACTTTGGTTCATGAGGTTGCACATGAAATGTTGCATTGGAAAGACCGAGAAAAAGTTCCAGAAAGAAAAATAAGGGAACTTCAAGCAGAAGGTGTGGCAAACTTTGTTTTGAGTGAATATGGTATACCTGCTGAACACACTGAGAAATATTTGGCAATTTGGCAGATTGATCCAGAACACATTAACAATAATTTTAATGTCATCAAAGATACAGCAAAAACCCTTATAGAATACATAAATAATTATGTTGAACAAAAAGGTGCAAATTTATGAAAAATATTAATGTAGAATATGATATGGATGAAAATGATTTGGACATTATCCTTCGGGACATTGTAAAAGAAAACAAAAAGAAACCCACTTTGGCATACATTTTTGAAAATTACAGCAATCTTCTTTCTGTTTTTAAACCTCATGTGATTAAAAAGACTTTGGATGCTATTCCTGAAGCATATGAATATGCTCCAAATGAAGGCGAAGAAACTGAAAAGAAGAAAAAGAAAAATGAAAAAGAAACCAAAGAATTTGAAGATGAGCCACATGATATTGAAAGCGATCCGGAAAGCATGAAAGAAGAAAGCAATTTTGGAAATGCTTTTGATAAAATCATGGGAACATTGAATGAAGATCATGTTCCAGAAGGTGATGATGAAGGAAGAATGGCTCTTTATCAATTAAAAAGCATGCGGGATAAGATTGATCGTATGATAGGAATGATTCAAAATGATGAT